TTATAATTAAAGCCATAGGGAACGAACTAAAACACGAAGAAAATGAAAATTAAAGACGAATACAAAGGGAAAACCATAGTAACTTACGACAGCGTACTAGGTCAAAGACGCATCGAAGTAGACAAAATCCACCCAGCGCAGTTTAAATACTACGTGACTATAGGGCTAGGCTACATTTTCGAAAAGGAAAACGCTACAATAAGCTATAAAGGCGTAGAAGAAGCTACCGAAAACACGGAAACAGAACCTATTCAAGAACCAGTAACAAAGAAACCAAATGCCACAACCAATAAAAGGAGAAAAAAAGGAAACGTTCCTAGCTAGATGCATAGCAGACGAAGAAAGCGTAAACGCATTTCCCGATAAATTCCAACGTTACGCGGTGTGTGTCCATACGTGGGAAACTCATTCACGCGAAGCGCTAAGTATTTACAAGGAGACCTTTAAAAACACGAAAAAGAAATGAAGTTCTACATTCTAGACTATGGTAAGGACATGATCCACGAAGGTAAAGTAATAACAGACTACCTAGAGAAAATGCAATACCACCATATAGCCTATCTAACCAGCGCCGACGGGTTATTATGTCTAGAAGAAGTAGACGAAGACGATTTTTTAAACCACTTCAAAAACACGAAACAAAATGTCTAAACACAAATACATAAAGACACCCGAACTACTCTGGGAAATGTTCGAATCATATAGAGACAAAACAATAAACAACCCCCGACTAATTGACAAAGCACTACAAAGCGGTAAGGTAGTACAAGAAGCGTTAAGAGTCCCTCTAACAATGGAGGGTTTCGAGGTTTGGGGCTACGAACAAGGCGTAACACTAGACCACTACTTTAAAAATTCAAATGGTGCGTACGACGAATATTGCCACATCTGCCAACGTATAAGAAAAGCAATCCGACAAGACCAAATCGAAGGTGGCATGGTAGGACAATATAACCCGTCAATTACTCAAAGACTAAACAACCTAACCGAAAAGACGGACGTAACCAGCAACGGCGAAAACATAAACGAAATTAAGATTAGCATCATTCGACCAGACACGAAAGAACTTGACTAATGGAATTAAAGAGTACGATAGTCTTTGAAAGGAATTACGACGCGCTTTATAATAACGAGGCGCGTTTTATAATTAATGAGGGTGGGTCTCGTTCGTCTAAGACTTACAGCCTTTGCCAGCTTATTCTAGTCTATTGCCTACAAAACAAAGGCGTAGTAGTGTCAATCATTCGTAAGACTTTCCCAGCGTTACGCGCTACAGCTATGCGAGACTTTCTAGAGGTTCTTAAAGATTCTGGCATCTACGACAAAGCCAGTCACAATATGTCCGAACACATCTACTCTTTCGCTAATGGATCCATAGTTGAATTCTTTAGTGTAGACGACGAACAAAAGATACGAGGGCGCAAGCGTCACCTTGCATGGTGTAATGAGGCGAACGAACTATTCTACGACGACTTTACTCAACTTAACATGCGTACCGAATCCAAACTAATCTTTGACTACAATCCCAGCGACTCGAACAGCTGGCTTTATGAACTACCAAAAAACGAAAGCATCTTAATTAAGTCCACATATAAGGACAACCCGTTTTTACCAGAAAGCATAAAGATACAAATAGAAGACCTCAAACGTACAGACGAAGCGCTTTACCAGATTTACGCACTAGGTGAAAAAGCCATAAGTAAGTCGAACATTTATTCGAACTGGACATTCTTACCACATAGACCCGCACGCTTTACTGAATTCATATACGGACTGGATTTTGGTTATAACCACCCGCTTGCATTAATGCGCATTTACTGGCACGAAAAGGACATCTTTATAGAACCAGTCATTTACGAAAGCTACCTAACCACCGCGAACCTAATAGAAAAGCTAGCCAGTCTAAACATAGAAAAGAACGCCGACATAATAGCCGACTACGCCAGACCCGAAATAATAGCCGAACTAAACAACGCTGGTTATAACGTGCTTAACGCAAACAAGGCTGTTAAGAAAGGACTAGACGCGGTTAAGTCATTCGGGGTTTACGCACAAGAACACGAAGCCCTAAAGAAAGAATACCAGAACTACAAATGGAAAAAGATAGGGGACACAATCCTAGACGAACCAATAAAGCTATGGGACGATGCAATGGACGCGACACGTTACGCGGTTACTTATATCAAAGAACAATACTACACCGATGACAGCTACTTTGCTTTTTAGAACCTAAACAAAGACGGAAAATAATATAGTTATGGCACAATCAATTATAGCACAACCGCAGAGAATCATGCCCGCTTACAATCCTATTAGGTTTATAGCGGACAGCACAAACAAAAATAAAACTGGATTCCGTTACATTTACCAGATATACAGCGGCGCTACCTTGTTAGGTACGTTCAAAGTATTACCGACCTATTCGACTGGTTACGGCGAAATAGACCTATCTAAATTTCTTTCGAGTTATGTCAGCTGGGATTTTGAACCTAGCGTAACTCTAGACAAAGCCGCGCCGAATAGTTACAAGAACTACCAAGTAAACATAGGCGAAGAATACCTATACGAAATTACCTACACGTCTGCGCTAACTAACAGCGGTACGAATACACGAATTAACGTAGCTAACATCTTTCAAGTAGGCGACCAAATAAACATAACACAAAATGACGGCGGTGTGGCTAACCCATTACTAGAGGGACTGCACACAATTATAGCAGTTTCGGGAACTTGGATAGACGTTAACGTCCCTTTCAGTTCAATTACGAACGTGAACATAGACGGCGTTATAAACTACGCAAATCAGCAAAAGGTAGTGACATACAATATAACTACTATTACAAACTTAAGAGTCTTTAATGGGGCTTTTACGTGGGTCGACTGGGTTACGTACAACTATAACGACTACACACTAGACGGCGTTACTAAGCAATGGCTAACGAACCAGCCAAAGACGGACTTTTATTGTACACTAGGACAAGACCTATTTCTAAACGCAAGGGCTGTAGTAGGTAAAAAAATCTACTTTCAAAATAACGACGGCGACACGTACAGCAAAAACGTAGTGAATAACGATTCAATAGTAAGCGTGGCTGTAGGCTGTAACAATTACGGCGCATTGACGCCCATTACTGGCGTGCTACCAATGTTAAAAGACGATACAACCTACTACGACTTTTGGTACGAAGACGCGGGACAGAAGTCCGTTAAGTATAGAGTAAACGTAGACAGACGCGTTCAGATTAACGAGTACCATATTTGCTTCTTAGATCGTCTAGGGTCATTCTCTAGCTTTGCATTTCAGCTAAAGAGTTACGAACGCGGCGACGTTACACGCGACGAATTTAACAAAGACGTACAAGGCTACGTTAAAGCGGGCGCATGGAATTATAACTATGAGGAGTTCGGATTTAACACGTTCAATATTAACGTGACTAAGACGCTAGAGTTAAACACTAACTGGATGACACAAAACATGTCGGACTATTTCCAAGAACTGATAACTTCGCCTCAAACGTTTTTAAAGTTAGTTCAATACGTAACGACAGAAGACGGCGAACTAGTCCTAGATGAAGACGGCTGTCCTATACACGTAGCAGAAAGCACGGCTTACGTTCCTTGCATCGTACAAAACAGCAGCTTCGAAGTCTACAAACAACGTAACAAGCACCTAATCAAACAAAGCATTTCAGTTAAACTAGCAAACAACGATAACGTAAATGGTTAATAACGTAAAAATAGTCCTAGAGACTGGCGTACTAGACGTAAGACAAGACGTACAATTTCCCCTTAACTTTTCAGTAGGTGACATTCGCGACATATCAAAGCGTAGCGGTACGTTTAGTAAGACGATTGTACTAGCTGGAACTGATAACAATAACCAACTATTAAACCACTACTACGACGTTAATATTAGCGCGGGAACGTTTGACATAACTAAGTTAACTAAATGTCAAGTCGTACAAAATAACGTAGTCATTTTAGACAATGCGCTTTTGCAGTTGGTCAATGTAAACAAACAGCAGTTGACGGACGCGCACGAACAAGTTGTTAACTACGAAGTGTTAATAAAAGATACGAAAGCCGAACTATTTACTACAATGAATAGTAAGGAACTAAACGACCTAGACTTTTCAGACCTTGACCACTTCCAAACAAGCGCTGGAATTGTTTCGACGTTTAACAATACGATAGCAGACGGGTACAAGTATGTCTTACCTTACATGACCACAAACACGAATAACTATCACATAAGGAAAATGAAGCCCGCTATCTATGCTAAGACTTATTTTGACCGCATCTTTAGCAACGCTGGCTATACATACCAATGGGATGACATAGCACAAGCTAGATTTGACAAGTTATTAATCCCGTACAATGGAGACGAAAACGTAATAGACTGGAACGACTTTAAAGTAACAGCTGAAAAAGTATTTACGACAGCACAAACCCAAAGTACAAATGGTTCTTTCATTTACTATTCAAACTTTATAACCAACTGGACAGAAACGCTAGACGATCAAAGTATATTTAATCCTACGACGGGGGTTTATACTGCGCCAACAGACACCGACCCGCTAGCTTCGCAGTCTTACGAATTTAGGTTTAACGTAACATATAGACTTAAATACGAAAACTATTCAGCTTCGCCAGTTAGACCATTCGAAAACTTAGGCTTTTCACCAACTAACGGAACTTTTAATTTTACTCCTTATTTAAAAGCAACTAATAACGGGACTGGTGGAACAAATGCCAACTTAACTAATATTTCAGTTAATACATATATTCCTAGCGGAACTTCGTATAGTTCAACTTATGCAAATGCGGTTTTAACTTCACCAACTCTAGTAATTAATACTGGCGATTTACTAAAGGTTAAAATAGGAATGTTAGATTATATTTCTAACCTTACAGTAAGGTGGGGAACTTCTGCGTTTGTGGCTGCAAGGGTGGACGTAAATATAGATGTTTTAGATATTACTATGGAAATCGTACCGAATAGTAATACCGCTGTTATTAGTGGCGTCTTAAACATGAATCAATACGTACCGCAAAAGATTAAACAAGCGGACTTTGTTAAGTCAATCTTTCAGATGTACAACTTGTTTGCAGACGTAGACCCAGCGCAACCTAATAACATTATTTTAAGACACCGCGACGAATACTACGACAACGGCGCACAGAAAGACTGGACGTATAAACTAGCAAAAGACCGCGAACAGAACCTAGAGTTTTTGCCAGACGTTACAAACAAGCGTTTAATTCTTACATACAAACAAGACGAAGACGAACCGAACCAATTGTACTTTCAAAGTACAGACGAAATTTACGGACAACAAGAATATATTTTCGATTCTGAATATGTAAGGGACATAGATACAAAAGAACTAATCTTTAGCCCTACACCAATTACTAAAACTAGTTTTGGGGCTATCGTTCCAATGATTGACGGACAAGCGCCTAAAACGAACATACGAATACTTTACGATGGTGGCGAACAAACGTGCGGAGTTTGGAACTTAGTAGCCAACGGGACAACGGGAACTTTTAACATAACCACTTACCCAGCTATTACCCATTTCGACAACGCGAATACGCCAACGTTCGACATTAATTTTGGCACATGCGACTTTTACTATTACAATCCAGCGACACTTACTAACAACACTTTGTTCAATATGTACTGGCGTCGTACGATCAATCAAATAAACGTAGGTAAAATGCTAACGGCTTTCTTTAATTTAAATGAAGGCGACATACATAGTTTAAAACTGAACGACAAAATACGTATTGATAACAGCTGGTGGAATATTAATAAGGTAATGGACTACAACGCTGGATTAAACCAGTTGACAAAAGTAGAGTTAATTAGCGTAGACACGGAAATAGACCTAGCGCCGTTTCAAACTGCAAGCGGTAACCCCGCACCTAGTACAACTACCAGCGTAGCTTTAACTTCTGTTATGTCGTCGGCAATGCAAACGAATAACGTTATTCTAGCGGGTGCAAACGTGGCTATTTACGGCACGCGTAACATGGTAGCGCAGAACGTTCGCGGAATGATTATAGGCGACGAAAACACGTTAAACGAAGACGGACTAATAACGCCACGAATTAACGGCGTAGCTATGCAAGTAAGCGGGTATATTGCTAACCTTACCCAGACGGGAACGAACGCACCAGAAGCAAACGTTTTCACGGGTCAACTAATTACGTGGACTAGAACTACGGCTGGTGAATACTTAGGCACACCAGAAACGCCGTATGATTTTAGTAGCACCTACGTAATGATTAACAACGTAAATCACGACCACCTAACAAGTGCATACATAAACACGGACGGAAATATAGTAGTCGTTACGTGTAACACTAGCGGACACGCACACGAAGACGACATTTTAAATAATAGTACACTAGAAATTCGAACCTACTAAAAAGGTAATATAGTTATGAATGAAGTAACGATACCACTAAAGCTAACGGGCGTCGGTTCGATGAAAGCCGAACTACGCGCCTTAAAAGCTGAAATAGCAAACGCTACAGACCCCACACAAATGGAAGCACTCGCAATGAAAGCGGGTGAACTATCGGACAAAATAAAAGACGCTAACGACGCTGTAAACGTTTTCGCTACTGGGTCAAAGTTTGAACAAGTAAGCAACGGTTTAGGTGGTATTAAAGATTCATTAATGAGTCTAGACTTTGAAGAAGCTAGCCAGAAGTCCGAAGTTTTCGCTAAGAACTTAGGTAAGTTAAGCCAGACAGATATTAGTGGAGCGCTTAAGGGTTTGACGGGAACTGTGAAAAACATGGGGACAGCCTTTGTAAAGTTAGGGGTTCAAATATTAACAAATCCTTTGTTTCTTATGGTAGCGGTTATTACTGCTATTGTGGTGGCTATTGGTGTGTTCTTAAATAAAATAGGTGTATTAGGCAAGGTTATAGACACTTTAATGGCGCCTATTAACGCTATTATAGACGGCTTTAAAATGCTTACCGACTGGCTAGGATTAACAAGCTATGCAGCAGAAGAAAACGCGGAAAAAATAAGCAAAGCAAACGAGTCTATTATTGAATCTAGTAAGAAAAGAACCGAATCTTTAGGCGCATCTTACGACTACGAAATAGAAAAGGCTAAGATTAACGGAAAAGACACTACTAAACTAGAACTAGACAAGTCGAAAGCCCTAACAAACGAAGCGAAATTAAGACGCGACAGACAAGTAAAAGAATTAAAAGCGTTAAACGCTGTAGCTAGCGACGACAACAAAGAACAACGTAAGAAACTACGCGACTCTATTAACGCGGAAAACATAACAATACGTCAAGGGTCACGCGAACGTATGTTGATTTTACAACGTGAAACCGCAGCAAAACGCGAGGAGTATAGAAAGCAAAGAGAAGCAGCAAAGAAAGCAGCAGAAGAAGAAGCAAAAGCAGCAGCACAAGCCGCAGCAGACGCAGCACGCGAAGCCGCAGCACGTTGGAAAGAAAAGAAAGACGCTATTAAAAAAGCGACGGAAGACATTCAAAAAGAAATTGCAACGGCTAACAAGTTACTAACAGATTCTACAAAGACACAACAACAAGTAGAAGTTGACGACGTAAAGGTAAAATACGAAGCGTTAATAGCAGAAGCTGTAAAGTACAAACAAGACACTACAGCTTTAGAGAAAGCGAAGCAATTAGAAATTGATAAAATTAACAAGGGCTATACAGACGCGGAAATAGAAAAGCAAAAGAAAATAGACGACGAAAAACTAGCCGACCAAAAAAGACAAGCCGACCAACTCAAAGCGTTTAACGATGCAGAAGCGTTAAAGTCAGAAGAACTAGACGAACAAATTTACCAATCGAAACTTAGCGCCCAACAAAAAGAACTAGAAACGAATCAATATCATTTCGACGAACTAAAGGCACAGTACGAACGTTACGGAAAAGACACAACCGATTTAATAGCGAAACAAAAAGAAGAAGAAGACAAAATAAACGCGAAGTACGCACTAGCAGAAATCGAAAAGGCTAAAGGTATTAGAGACTCTAAAATTCAATTTACGCAAGACATAGCTACTGGAATAGGGGCTATTGGTGAAATGTTTATTAAAGATCAAAATAAACTAGAGAAATTCAACAAAGCGCAAGCGTTAGTACAAATCGGAATTGACACGGCGAAAGCAATTAGTTCACTAGTCGCTATGTCGCAAGCTAACCCACTTAACGCGGTTACTGGTGGTACGGCTGGTATAGCACAATACGCCAGCGGAATTTTACAAATTATAACCAACGTAGCCAAAGCAAAATCTTTGTTATCAAATCCTAGCGGGTCTGTTTCTGGCGGTGGCGGTGGTGGCGGTGGTTCGGAATCCACTACCAGCGTTACACCTATTTCGCCAGCCGTACAAATGTACGGACAAGGTAACAACTTGAATAGTGCGGGCGGTCAAGGTTCGGTTAACTCTAACCAAAATATGGTCGTTACTGCTGTCGTTTCTGAAACGGACATAACGAACACACAAAACAAAATAGATAAAATAAAAAAATCTGCGGAACTATGACAAGCTACCAAGCCCTAATAAACGAAATAACAGCGTTTTACGATAACCATATTCAAGTAAAAAAGGTAGGGTCTGACTTTAAAGAACAGATGTTTAACTTTGCAACTAAAGACGAAAAGTACCCTATTGTTTATATAGTTCCAGTAAGCGCTTTGCCTACTGAAAACACGAACGATTTTACTTTAGAAATATATTGCTTTGACATTATTCAAAAAGACCGCGCTAATATTAACGTAATCCTTTCAGATTGCCAGCAAATTCTATACGATCTTTACACGTACTTTATTAACTCTAATAACTACGCATTCGACGTTATAGATATTCCTAGTTTTACGCCGTTAAATAACGATTTACTAGACTATTGTGCTGGCTGGGTAATGACTGCGACCTATTCAGTAAACAACTGGACGGACTGCGCTGTCCCTTTAAAGGGAAACTAAACGACTTTTTAAAATAATATAGTTATGTCTACTATTAAAATTTCACAATTACCAGCGAAAGGCGCTAACCTAGAAGCTACAGACCTAGTAGAAATTTCCGAATTTAACGGGTCTGGCTATGTTTCAAAATCAATCACGGGACAAGAAATAATAGACGGCGCTAGCGGTGGGGGTGTAACAGACGTCACTGGGACAGATCCTATTGTTTCTACTGGTGGTTCTACGCCAGACATATCTATAAGACAATCTGGTTCAATAGACGACGGGTATTTAAGTTCTAGTGATTGGAATACATTTAACAATAAACAAGACCTCTTAATAAGTGGTACGAATATTAAAACAATTAATGGAAGTTCTGTTCTTGGAAGTGGCGACTTGACAATTAGTGTCGGAAGTGGTTTGAAAGGACTTCATAATATATTTGGATATTTTGACTTAACAACTCAAGGTATCTCAGCACAATTAACTGCAAGTGGATCTACTCCAGTAGCTATTGGTGCAAATCAAATGTACTCGTATCCTTTTTTTCCAAATAATACAATAACATCTGTTTCATTAAAAATAAATGTAACTACATTAGGCGCTGGAGTTAATTGCCGAATTTTGATTTATAGCAATGTTAATGGTTTACCAACTACTAAACTATACGAAAGTGCTAATTTAGATTGTTCAACAACGGGAATAAAAACCGCAACGACATCTTTTACATTTACAGCTGGAACTGCTTATTGGCTTTGTGTTCAATCAAGTGGAACAACGTCTTTATCTGGTATTCCAACAACGTCTTTAATACCGCTTCAAATGACTTCAACACCTTCATCCGTTCCTATTGTAGCTTATATCAATAGTTCTACTTTTGGTTCTGCTCCAACAACTTTTGTAATTAATAATAGGACTGGTTCAACAGTGCCTTTAGTAGGAATTTATTTATCTTAATACTATGCCACAAATTAGAGAAGAAATATACAACGATGAAGGACTAGTAGAAGTTGTATTTCACGAAGTAGACGAACCTACACAAGAAGAACTTATAGCACAAAAAGAAGCTGAACTGCTAGCTATGTACAATGAACTGAAACAATTAAAAGGTGAATAATGGCGTACGCTAATAACGGGGTATTCAATATAAAATATAAGACGCGTAATAAAATAGCGCAGACTTTGCGCCGTATTATTGCAGACGAAACGTTAATAGACACGGGTTCGCTTTACGATTCCGTAAGAATTAACGCGCAGATTCCCGCACTAGGCGAATTGGAAATCCAGATTTTAGCTATGTATTATTTTGGTTACCTAAATAACGGAACTGAAAAAATGGCGGCGTTTGATTTATGCGCTAAGTTAACAGAAGCCCTACAAAATAACGGAACGACACAAGAAATATTTCAGCAGTACACGGAATGGATGGCGCAGCGTTACCCTATCTTACAAGTGGCTAACATATTAGGACAAAAGAATAGTATTATTTATACATTCGAACCGATAGGCGGCGAGTTCAACTGGGATTTAAAATTTAGGGGTTTCTAAATAACCCATTTCTTTACGCATTGATAACATATTAAATACAAATATTAAAGGCAATTTGCCTATTTCTTCTATTTTGGTTAGGTCACCTTCGCAAAGGTCAAACAATAAAGCCTCCCAGCCCCACTTTTTAGAACGCTTACCTTGTTCTTTTTGTTCTAGACTAGCTTTGTAGTCTTCTATAGAGTCAAAATCTTTAACGTCTAGCTGTTCTTCGTCGTCTTCGTCGTCTGTTTCATTGAACAAATTTTCGTATTTATTCATAAAGTCTTCGCGGTACTTCATGTAATCCGTTAAAATGCCGTAAACATCTGTTACATTTAGGTCGTCGAATAGTTCGTAACGATCAAACGGACTAAATATATACGGCTCAAACTCTACATTTTGCCACTTGTCCGCGTCTACACGTCTATAGAATACACTAGCTATGTGCGAAATGTGGTTTATATAGTCGTTAGTTAGAAAGTATTCAAGGTCTATAAACTCAAACAACGTAAGTTTTTTAAACGGCTGTAGTATATACGTTTGTTCTTCTAGAACCAGTTCGTGTTTATAGTTCTTTTTTGGTTCGGATTGATACCATTTAATAGATTCGTACATGGACGTTATTTCATCTATGCTTAGGTCTTCTAAGTCTTCGCTAGGTACGTCTAATAAAACGGCAAGGCTATCTAACTGAAAAGAAAAATAGCCCGCTGTTTTGTCAATTTGTCGCAGTTCTTTAAACTGGTATAGCTTAATTTTGTTCCAACCCGTTGGTAGCTTCATTCGCTTTTTCTACGTGGTTATTAATTGCACTAGCCACAGCCACTAAGTAAGGAACGGCAACTTCGGCTTTTAATTCTCTAATCAATTTAGCTTTTTGTTTAATGTGTGCGTCGGTATAGTGTTCTGTTTTAGTTAAGTCCGTTCGTTTAAACAATACCGCTAGAACTTCTGAAATGTAGCCTTTATGTTTATTACTTAGAATCTTTTCAATTGTCTTCGTGTCCTTTGCAGTTAGTTTAAAGTCTTCGTCGTATACTTGATATGTAAAGCCGTCAATTTCGAAACGCTTTAATAGTTCTGAACTGGGAACTTTTGCCGTATTGAATTTACTAATGTACTCCTTAAAAACTTCAAAGTCTACGTCTTCTATTTCTTCTGGTACACCCATAAATTTAAAGACCTCTAAATGTTTTTCAATTACATCTAGCTTGTCGTTAGCGTGAATTTCTGTAATTTCTTCGAACTGCTGAATAGTCATTTCATTCATTTCGTTCGGAATTTCTTTTCCTAATATTTCTACCATGATATAAATTTTGAACAAATATACATTTTTTTTAATATGGTTATGTTGAAAGACCTACCTATTTACAAAATTACAATTGACCCCGAATATTCAGACGGCGAAGAATTAGGAATAGAACAAATAGCGTTCACTGATTCACCAGCAATTAAAGTAAAAGGCATGGCTTTCGCAAATGCTACAAAACGTTTTTTCTCAGACGAACTTAAATATAGAGTAACAGCGCCCGCAATGATTCCTATGGAAATCTACAGACGCGACGACGAAGCTGGCGACTATTACGTACAATTTGACGAAAACACAATCGAACAAATCTACGTCAAGTTCATGAAAGACCTTTCGAATAAGAACGTCTTTAACCTAGAGCATGACCCAAGTAAAGAAGTTCCAGCATATATTCTCGAAAGCTGGATAGTAGAAAACCCTACAAAAGACAAAGCATATACAACCTACGGAATAGAAGTCCCAAAAGGTACGCTTATGTTAACGGCTCAAGTAACCGACACGGACTACTATAACGAACTAGTAAAAAACGAAAAACTAGGATTCTCTATTGAAGGTTTTCTAGGAATGAAATTAAGCAAACACTTAAACAAATATACAATGAAATTACCAGACGGAGAACACCGCATCGAAGACAAGATTTACGTTGTCAAAGATGGCGAAGTAATCGAAATTAAAGAAGTAGAAAAAGAAGAAGTCGAAATGGCAGACGAAAAAACTACAGAAGAAGAAGTAGTTAAAGAAGAAGTTGCTATGGAAGAAGTCGTAGAAGAAAAGAAAGAAGAAGTTAAAGAAGAAGTCAAAGAAGAAATGGCTATTGATCCAGCAATGGACACAGAAGCAATTTTAGCTATCGTTAAACCAGTAATCGAAGAAAACGTTAATGCGGTTATTGCAATGATTGCAGACTTGAAAAACCAAATGGAAGAACTTCTAGTTAAAGAAGAAGAAGCAGAAGACATGGAAATGGCGAAAGATGTTAAAATGTCCGCTTTCGACAAATTCAAAGCGTTTCGCGCATTTAAATAAGTAACAATTTAAAAACAAATAAAAACAAATAACAATGATTAGAAATTTAAAATTTGACCTTGACGTAGATACAAACGCGTTATTGTGTCCAAACCCAGACGAGTTTTACTCAAAAGCGTATTTAACAGAAGACATTGCAGACAATTACAGAACGTTGCCTGGTATCAAATCTGCTACGAAATTAGCTAACGTTACTTTCGGAAACTTATTAGCACCTTCTACTTGTAACTTTACAGCGCCTACAGACAACCTAGACGCTATCACAATCGACGTTTGTGCGTTAAGCGGCATGTCTCAAATTTGCCAGTTCGAGTTGGAACAATCTTTCTTGGCTTTGCAAATGTCACAAGGTTCTAACGGAGACTTTAGCGTAGCTTCTTTCATGTCTTACTACTGGAATGAAATGGCTGGACGTATCGGTAACGATTTAGAGTTAATCCGTTGGCAAGGCGACACAGAAAGCACAGACCCAGTTCTTTCTTTGTGTGATGGTTACTTAAAAAAATTGTGTGCTGACACAGACGTAGTAGGTTTATATTCTGCTGCAATTACAAGCGCTAACGTATTGGCTCAAATGACTGCTGTACTTCAAGCGTCACCAGCTGCAGTTCAATCAAAACGTGCTGACCTTCGTTTGTTCGTTTCTTCTGACGTATTCGTAAACTACCAAATCGCTGCGGCTTCTGGTAATACTTTGACTTACGTTACTGCACCTTTAGCGCCTACGTTCTTAGGAATTAAAATTGTTCTTGCAGAAGGTATGCCATCTTCAACTATGGTATTAGCTTTGAAAACTGACCTTATCTACGCATTCGATGCAGAAGGAGACGCAAAAGCATTGAAAGCGGTTAACCTTGCTGATTCAGTAGCAGAACCTTATATCCGTACACGTGCTAACTTGAAAGCTGGTTTCGCATATACGAACCCTAGCCAGATTGTAGTTTATAACGTTTGTTTCGACTAGTCAATAAACAACTAAAATAACGGGGGTGGGTAATGCGCCCGCCCCTTTTTTTTAACTTTAAAATATATTTTATCATGGCTTGTGCTACTTTACAAGAAATCCTTAAAGGATGCGACCCTAACAGCGGGGGTATATATACGCTATTAATTAACCAACAAGACGAAATTACTTCAATTACTACTTTAGAAACTGGTACTAACTGGGAAGTAACCGCTATTGCACACACAACGCCTTTCGTGGCTTTGGAGTTCAAACGTAATACTGGTAACTTTACAGAAGAAGGCGCTATTGACTTAGTAAACGGATCGTCTTATGTTACTCAAACAATTAACTTAATGTTCCACAGACGCGACCAAGAGAAGTCGAAAGCTATTAAAATCTTAGGCGCTGGACAACAATACCTTACAGCTGTCGTAGGTGACGCTAACGGAAAGTATTGGTATTTCCCATACTTACAAGTTACTGCATACGGCGAAGGTTCGGGAACTGCTAGAGCAGACGGATCTAAATACTCTTTAGTTCTTACAGCTGAAAACGAAAGTTTAGCTTACGAAGTAGACCCAGCTATTATTGCTGGTCTTACAGCTTAATTGGTTTTAGTTACATTCTAGAAACGTAACACTTATAACAACCCTACCTAATCTGGTGGGGTTTGTTGTTTTATGAACATTTGCTTTTTAACTTTTAATATAGTTATGATTTACATTGAAAAAGGACAAGTTAATACGTTTGCTTTGACGCTGTCAGAAGTAACAACGTTAGTAGACCCCTTTTATTTATTCGTTTTTGAAGACGAATTTAACACGGCTGTCGATCCGATATACTGGATAGGCGCGGACACGTCTAGTTACCCTTATAGATACAACCTATTCACGTTAGAAGAAGGCGTAGACTTAGATTTATTGAAAGGTCAATACACCTATAAAGTGTTTGAAAGCCTAACAGACATAGTAATAGACGAAAACACGAATACAGAAGAACTTAATTTAATCGAAGAAGGGCGCATGGTGGTAAGCGGTGTAGCTGTTTCTTCTATATATGAATAAAATATGGGAATTTTTGACAGATTTAAACAACAAAAACCAGAAGTAGTAGAAGGCTATCAGTCATTTAGTACGCCTTTCGGTAAGATAGGTAACGCTAACTTGTCGCTACCTTACGTAAACGGACGTTATCAAGTGTCTGGCTACATTCCGTTTGGTCAAGACAACCTATTTCCAGAAACTTTAAACCAGCTTTATTTTACTTCGCCTTTACACGGGGCTATTGTGGACTTTAAAGTTAACGCTACTATAGGCGCTGGCTACCAATTAAAGACGGACAAGTTAACGCCAGACGAAAAGCTAGATATTTACACGTGGGAAAAGAAAATGAAACTAGCTAAGTCTGTTAGACTAGTGGCTAAACAAATCGTACTGCACAACCGCGTTTATTTTATGCTGCATTTTGATGAAAAGCACAAAGTAAAAAGAGTCGAAAACATTTCGCCAGAAAAGGTTCGTATTAACCGCGCGAAAGATTGTTATTTTTTATGTGACGACTGGGCATCTAGAATTGACGTAATTCCAGTTACTAAATACCACCCGTTAAATACGGACAAATGCCAGCTTTACGCTTACGAAATTCCAGCAATCGGACAAGACTATTACTCATTACCACAATATACAAGCGCTTTAAACTTTGCTTTTTTATCTGGCGAACTTAGTTACTTTGCAAAATCAAACATTCAAAATAGTATTTTTCCAGCCTTTGCAATGATGTTCCCAAAACGTCCACAAAGCGAAGAAGAAAAGAAAGTATTAAGAGACACTATAGACCGAATGAAAGGCGCGCAGAACGCTGGAAAAGGTGTAGCATTTTTCGCAAATAGTCCAGACCAATTACCAAAAATTGAAAGCATCCCGACTAATTCGAACGACAAAATGTTTCAAGAAGCTAGCGGACTAAATACAGAACAAATCTGTTTCGCGCATACAATTGACCCTATCTTAATGGGTGTGCGTACAACTGGATCACTAGGTAACGGCGCAGACATTAAACAAGCCTACATTATATTCGAAAAGAATGTAGTTATTCCTTTGCGTGAAATGGTAGAAGAAGTCTTTACAGAATTGCTTTTAATCTGCAAACAAAAAGCTGACTTTACTATTAAGAATTTCCAAATAATTAATGAAACAATTGTAGAAGTAGAAGGCGACGCTAGTAAAACACAAGACGCGCTTAATGCAATGAGTCCACTAGTAGCGACAAAGGTACTTAATACAATGACAACA